AAACTGCTTGATCTGATCGTCAAGCGCTACCACCTTTGCGACGGTCTGCAGGTGTTCCTGTTGGGCTTGCGCCTGCTGGACCAGCTGTTGTTGCTGGACTTCAAGCTGGCGCCGCTGCTCAGAGACTTCCTGCGTCTTTCGCGTGTAGTCCGCGTGCATCATCAACGCCGGTTTCAGCGCCTTTGGTACACGGAACTTCTGGCCGTCGTGCTCCACCTCTTCGGTGTCGTCCTCGGGCGTGGCATTGGGGTCGTTTGTGGTGTCGTCCCCTGCATCGCCTGTGGTCTGACCGGTGAGAGTGGAGTCGTCGTCAGCCGGAGCATTGACGACTCCCGTGGTCGGGTCGCCACCCAAAAGGTTTGTGGCGTCGGCGGAGGGGTTGGTCGTTTCGGTGGTCATATTGTACACTCCTAGTTGGTTGGTGTAAACGGTGCCGCAGGGTTAGCCACAGGTGCCTGCTGCGGCGACACAGGCTGTGGAGGAATTTGTGGAGATGCGCCAGGTGGCACGTCTCCGGGTTGTGGAGCAGTCAGAATGTCAGGCGAAGTCAGCACTTGTTGGAGTGTCTGCATGACCAGCATCTGGACCTGTTCAGGACCCAGGGCCGTGGCAGTTACTTTCAGACGGTTGGTCTCAGCGTTGTAGGCGTCAACGTCCACCTTGCGCGACTCCAACGACTTGTCCTGCTGGACTTCTTGCAGCTTCTGACCGATTTGGCCAAGTTGTTGCTGCAGGTGCTGGATGACTTGCTGCATCTGTTGGGCCATCGGATCTTGACCTTGGACCTGTTGTGGCAGCATGGCTTTCATGCGCTTGGCAATCTCATCAGCACCAGGCCAATCGAGGTTCTTGGCCAGCAGGTCACCAATCAGCGGAGCAGCCTGTGGGTAGACGCGGATCAGCTCGGTCATCTGAGTGGCTGCCTCTTCACGCTTGGTGGAGAAGCTCGGACCGGTCTCAACCACAAGGTCGTACTTGCCAACGGTCAGGTCGTAGATCTTGGCCACACCTTCCTCAGTTTCCGTTGGTTTACCCAGCGGCACGGTCTTCGGATCATCGCCCTCAGGACCGAGGACTCGGATGACGCGGTCGCCAGTGTAGACGGTCGGAATCAGGTCAATCAAGATGCGACCGGTGTGGCGAATGGCACGTGCCAGGTTGTCGATGAAGTGGAATGTGGACGTGTCGCCTTGGTGTTGACGAGCCAAAATGGCACGACCGGAAGTCTCGTTACCGCGGGCTCCCAGAGACGCGTCGTAGATGCCCATGATAGCTTTCAAGTCGTCGGCTGCGTTGAGAGCTTCCTGAATGGCTCCTGCAGGCGGGCCGGCGTATCCTTGGCGCTGCGGAGGTTGTTGACCGTCGTACTCAATGAACGCATGGCTCTGAGTGTTGGCGGTATTCCACTTGTCAAGGTCAGACTTGAACGCGCCCTTCGGACCAATGAACGGAGCTTTCGGCGCCAGCGCCACCATTTCAGTGGACGTAGTGCGCCAGTAGTTGAACATCCGTTGAGGATCCTTGGCGTCGCGAATCAGGCTGCGGAAGTAGCGCTTGCCCTCGACATTAATCTCGTCACCGTACACTGGGATGATTGGGATGTACTTGCCAGCCCAATCATTCTTCTCGAGCACCTCAGCACCCGTGAGCAGGTATTGACGCACCTTCCAGCTCTTAGTGGTGCGCTCACCGGTTACTTGCAACCCCATCACGTCAAAGACGTCCTTGGCAGCTTTGTAGCGATCGGCATCGATGATGGAGCCGTCGTTCAGTGCCACGATCAGGCGGCTGACTTCCTCACGAGTCCAGTACTCGGCCAGCATGATCTGCTCGCCTTCAGACCAAGGTTGCTTGAGCGTGGTGTAGCCAAGTGACTGCCAATCAACTGCTTCAGCGCCCTTGTACTTCTTCTCAAAAGCAGCCTTCTTCATCATCTCAGTGACGAACGCGCTGTTCCAATCGCTGGAGTCCGCAGCAACTGAGTGCGGGTCGCCGTAGACGCTGAACACGTTGGCGATGCGGTCGATGCACAAGTCCATGTCGAACGAGTCGTCGTGGGCGTAGTCCAGTTTGACGCGCCAGTAACCGATGCCACAAGTCACTGAGTTCTCAATGGCTGTGTCGTAGGCGACATCGGCGTTCGAGGTGTATTCGATGTTGCGGATGAGGCCGTTCATAATCTCAGCCGTCTCCACGTCAGCCTCGTCATCTGCTGGGTGGCACTTGATGCTGGGCTTGTTCTGCCGTGCATCGTTGACCACCTGACGAATGAAGCTCGGAAGACGGTTGATCGTCAGGCATGGGCGCTGTTCACGTTCACGCTGCTTCTTGACGTTGTCCGGCCATTGCTCACCCAAGCGGGCAAAGCGAATGTCATCCAACGCCTCCTTGCGGTTCTCTTCTTCGGCCTCAGCGGCCAAGTCGAACGCCTCTTGTGCGTCTTTCAGAATGTCTGCATCAGTGGCCATAATTTATCCCATCCATCCGCCGGCCGATGAGTGGCCACGGTCAGTGTTGCGTTTAACAGGTTCGGTTGTGGCAACCTGCAAGCCACTTACCACGAGGTACCGGGTGGCATCCATCAAGTGGTCATTCTCTTTCACGACATTGCCCTTCTCGTCGCGGCGATACAGCCGGAACTCCGACTGCCAGTTGCCAAGGCTCTTGAACACCTTGAGCTTGCCACCAGACAGGCGTTGCCAAACAGCGTAGAGGCCAGCTTCACGTGCATTGACCGCAGTCTGCAAGCTGAGACCGAGCTCAACGTACTGCTGGAGCAGTTGATCACCGTCTTTCTGGCCACGACCACGCGACGCAGGATCGATGACACCGGGAATCCAGTCGCCACGCCCCTTGATCGAGTCAGCGTGGATGATCGGCTCAGCCTGACCACGATAGTGCTCGCTGTACAGGTACGTCGTGCTGGTCTCTTGATCGACGGCGCCCCAAACGACAGCAGTGCGGTTCCAGCCCACGTCCATGCCGTACACCCGAGGCCAATGCGCTGGGATGTCAAAGTCAGGCACGATGATGTCAGACTCGGGCACAGGGTAGATGGCACCAGCACCAAGTTGCGGCACACCTTTGGAGCGAGCATCACGCTGGAATGGCGGAATCGAGTCCCACAGCTCCTTCTTGGCGGCATCATCGAGGTGAGGCACATCGTCCCAAGTGGCCATGACCACGAACTTGGAGCCGTCCGAGCGCTCTTCGATCTGACCACCGGGCAGGAACGCCAGTACGACCTCAGACATGCCAAGCAGCGGCGTGAACGTCAGCATCAGCATGCCGTTGTTCGTCATGGTACGCAGCAAGCACTCCGTGTAGATGTCCATCGGAGGCTCTTCGTCCAGCAGGATGACGTCTTGCTCCGTGCCCTGGAAGGACTCGCGGCGCTGGTCATAGGACTTGAGGGTCAGCTGCGACAGACCGCCCACTTTGTGGCGGACGTAGATGCTGTCAACCGAGTCGGCCACACCAGCACCACGGCTGATGCGCTCAATGGAGTCGCCTGGAATCAGGCCAGTGCCCCACATACCAATGGGACCAAGCAGCTTGGCTTGCAGAATCTCGCGAACCGTCTTGCCGGTATCACCTGCGGCCCACGCCTTGACTGGGTGGTCGAAGCGGCGTCCATTCCACCAGATTGGGTAGTCGCCGGTCAGGTGCCATACGAGTTCGTACAGACCAACGCCTTCGGTCTTACCCACGCGGTTCGCAGCAAGCATGAGACGCTGGCGGAACTTCTTGCCTGCCTCAAAGAAGCTCAGGTGCTTGGGGTAGAGCTCGCGGCGCAGACGACCCTTGTCAGGGTAGTAGTTGTAGATCTTCCGCCGCTCAGCGCGACGCTGCTTCTCCTCGAGGAGTTGGAGCAGTTCGATCTTGGCGACGCGATCCATCACTCAGTGTCCTCATTCTTGATGAGGTTCTTGGCCAACAGCGTGAGCTTGGCGTCAATCTCTTCATCGCTGAGTTTGTGGACACCCATCGTGGCGTTCATGTCCACGGTCTGAGCTGCAAGTTTCGGTGCGTAGAACGGCGCAGCAGCTTTGGCGCTGTCTTGCCGCATTGGGAGGTCAGGGTAGACGATGTCGGTCACCAGGTCTTTGGAAACCACATTGCCCTTCTTGTCGTGCTTGATGTCCCAGCGCTTCTGCTCAATGGGCTCGCCGCGAGCGACCATGAGAAGCCACTCATGTGGAAGGAGACCTGTGGCCTTCGCTTCCTCGCGAGCTTGGGTTGTGATCTTCTGGACGGAACCTTTTGGGCGGCCCGATCCAGGGCGTTTGCCACCGACTGACATGTGGAACTCTCCTGATTTTGTGATTGAGTATCTGGGATGGTTTGTATTATAACTCGCCATACCACGTTTGAACACCCTTGTACACATGTGGGGAGCACACTACACAACGGCGTGGCCGTAGCTATGTAGCGGCTTTGTGTAGCGTCCTAAGTTGTTGATTTATAAGGGTTTCTACAGATACTACATCTCTCTATATACTTTTCTATCTAGAAGAAGAAGAAGAAGAAATAGATAATAGAGAGAAGAGAGAATAGAGCGGGGTGTAGCGTGTAGCGGACTGTAGCGGCCAAAACGCCACAAAATGTGTCCTAAGTTGTTGATTCTGAACACAATAGGTCGAAAACTGCAACCACTCGTTTACAGTTTCCCTGTAGCAAGATATAGTCCTTCCGTCGGCCAGGTCGCAAACTCCTAAGTCCACAAAGTCGCTTCGGCGATTCTTCGTGTCTCCAAGAGCGTGCAGCCCCTCAGCAAGGTCCGCACCTGGCCGACACCTTTCCACATGCTGATACCTGGAAAGCGACTGACGGTGGATCGCTGAGGGTCCGGTCGTAAAACGCTAGCTCGCTGCATCGAAGGCCCACCAGGCGATGTGGACATGACAACACGAAGAAGGATTGATACCTGTGGCACGGACATCTAAGAAGTCAGCTCCTGCAGCTGACCACAAAGCAGTAGGTTTAGGGGAGGCGAAGCTCAAAACATCCGGGCTTTCGATGGAGGACGCCAAGGAACTTGGTATTCACTGCCTCAATGGCCAACAGACCTCGGGGCTTCACCCGGCATTCAAGCAGCTTTGCAGCCTGCGTCTTGACTACTTAGACCCAAGCGGCAAGCCGATGCCTGACTGGCCAGGAGCCAAGCCGTTCTATCGGCTCAGGTACCTCGAGAC